GTTACATAAGAGGTTGAACCATCATAGTTTGCATTTGGATCTGGAATCACTTCCTTCACATTTCCATCGATATCAGTCTCTGTTGTATTTGGTATATAATCTTGTCCACCATCTGTCATTACAACTCTTACAACTACGCCATTCTCAATTACGGCATAACCTCCAGCTCCATAACCATTGTCACAACCATCAACGAATGTGAGTGCTGGTGGTTCTTTATAACCACTTCCACCATCACTAATTGCAACACCAATAATTTGACCGAGTACATTCACAACTGGACTACCAGATGCAATCAAATCAGATCCACCTCCAATAAAATCAATTCTTGGTGGGCCACATTTAAGAACGTTAGTATTACAATCTGGTTTCGCAAGATTTGGTACACTAAGATCTGGAATTGCACCATCGATACTAATGTCTGGAAGTATTCCATCTAGAACATCTGTGAGAGGATTTGTTAAAGAACTTAAGTTTGCGATACCCATAATACTATCAAAGGAATCCTCAGCATTTTTTGCAACTCCACCCTTTCCAGTAAATGTGGTATTCTCTGGACAGTTTTGTGCATCACATTCAAGGGCATTTGTAAGTATATTCGCAAATTTAATCGCCTTTGAAAATGTTGAACTTGGAGGTTTAATACCACCACCTTGAATATTATTCATTTGATCAAACATACTTCCCATATTTGTATCTAAGATATTATTAATCTGTCCAAACATATCACCTAAGAAACTTTCAACACCGCAGAGAGGAACATCTAATACTGATCCAAGCATATTTGATAAACTTTTATTCA